TTTTTGGTTTGAGTGAATCTCGTATTTACCTAAAAGTGCGAAACGAAATGAGAGTCTTCTTTGTATGAAGGGAAGTACTCTTCCATATCGTCGATTGTGCGCTTGTAAGGAACGCGGAGATGACGTGTCACTTCTGTCATTGTCGGGAAGTGATCGGTGTCGATGTTGAAATGTGTTTCACCGTGAAGGATTACGTCGCGTTGATGTCGTAGTGGCGTGGCTTGGATACCTTTGTTGTCAAGGTAAGTCCAGATGTCTTTGCACACGTTGATAACGTTGCGATGTCTGTAGGCGGAGGCCCAGACGAATCCACAAACTCGAGCTTTGAGTGTTTCGAGTGTAGGTGCGCCGCGGGGGTGGGCGAGCATAGCGAGTAGCTTTTCTTCGTCACGGACAGGGTAGCCGTTGTCGTTAGAATAGCCGAGGATCTCGATGCCTTGGATTACATTTGTGATTGCTGTTTTCTCTTCTCGTGCTTCACTGTTGAAGTAGTGGAGAGCGAGACGCTTGAATTCAGCTTTGAAATCATCGTGTCGATCAGGAGGAACGAAAAAGATGAGAGCTGTGAGTGAGTCGTCGCCTTGTACGAGTAGTCGGACAAGAGTAGAGATGTCGAAGCCCATTGCGCTTAGGATGCAGAGTATGCGCGCATGATTGATTACGGAATCGTCGCTCTGAGTTTGGAAAAGACCAGAGTATACGAACCAGTGGAGTGGTGACATAACGTAGAGTGAGCCGTCGGGTAGGCGGAGTGGCATATCGTGAGTTGCAGTTTTGATCCAGTCCCATAAGTTGCGTAGGTGGGTAGGGTCTGCAGTAGAGTTGCGATAGCGTCTAGTCGGTATGTAGCCATGGTCGAAATCGATGTAAGTTTCGTAGCATTCGTAACACTTTTGTCGTTCATCATATAGTACGCCGAGATCGTAGTTAGGCCAGTCAACAGTAACGAAGGTTCGATACATTAGACGTGGGATGGAGAATTGATTGTGAATCTTATTCATTCCACCGAGTACGGTTTCATAACCCCAAAGCATTGGAGTTTGACGTGATTCAATCCAGTGGCGAAAGATAGGCCAGAAGAAAGAAGCAGATGGTAGGACATGTAGTTTAGTTACGCCTGCGATAACACGAACTTTTGTTTTATCGGTTGTCGAGAGAGCGGGTTTGACATGTATGTTGATCATCGGGTAGAGAGTCTCTTTTGCAGTGATGAGCTTACGCTTTATGCGATGAGCAAATTCGCGTAGGCGAATGAAGACCACATCTTTGAGATTGCCGAATGACATACGTCCGTCAGGAAGTAGGCCAGCAGCAGCAGCGGTTTGGACTGCAGTGATGAGTTCTTTGTTGGAAGCAAAAGGTTCTTCGACGTTAGGGTGCCAGTTGAACTTGTACCAGCGGAGGTCAGCTAGGTGAACAGGTCGAGTTCGCTGAGGAGGAGCAAACTTTTGGCGAGTGATTGCCCAAGCATTTAAGTAATGATGGTCAATTGGAACGCGGTGAGCGGGGACGTCGGATTTCTTGAGTACGTCAACAATATTGTCGAGGTAGCTTCAGGATGGTGATAGTCATTGATGATACGATTAGCGTAGTCGCCGGGAAGGTTCTTGCGAAGAGCTTTAAATACTACATTTTGATATTGATTGTAGTGAAACTCGTTGCGCTTAGGAATGGGGCGAGGATCGGCGTAACCGATGAATTTCAATGAATACTTGAAGTCGTGTGGGTCACGAAGACCGAAGTACTTCAGAGTGGTGTCGATGATTGAGTTGAGCATGTGATTTATGCAGAGTCTGTTAAACTTGTAGATTAAACGAGTAGCTGG